TATTTCAGCGAAAAGTAAATAAAGCCTCAGCTTGGTGGAAGATTTGGGAACATTCAGTAAGTAGCTCGTTAATAAAAGAATACATAGTACAAGTCTGGATTAAAGAAAGTAATGAACCTATTAAGGTCCTGTCTACACTATCGATTGACGCTGCGAAACAATATATTGAAGAATTGGACAACCAGATACAGGAACAGGGAAAAGATACTCTTGACAAAACATTGTGATAATACTATACTTAACTTATCTTCTCATAATCCCTTCTCCTGGGATATACGGTTAATGAGGCAACCAATATGCTTATAAAGATAGCCGCCGACCTGATCCTTCATGAAGATACCATACACCAAATACATCGCAATGGTGATAATACCGATGTGTTCTATTGCAGCATAGACGGTACGATTGCATGTCATTCCGAAAACGACAAATTCAAAGAATTGTGGTCGAAATTGGAAAACCTGACAGAACAACCAGAGATAGACTTTGACCCGGATATGGGGCTATGAACGGTAAACAAAAATCAACTACTAAAAAGCCGAGTAAGCGTAAACAGGCTAATTTCCTTGCAAAATATGCTTTGTCTGGCAACATTACTAGAGCCGCAGAGGACAGCGGGATAGATAGGGGTAGTCACTATCTATGGATGGAAGACGATGAAGATTATCAAGAGGCTTTTGGCAAGTTGAATCTCCATGTATGTGGAATGCTTGAAGATGAAGCTATAAGACGTGCTGTCGAGGGGATAGATAAATGTGTAGGTTATGATGGTGACGATGAACCTATTATAACCACGCAGTATTCCGATACCCTTTTGATTTTTCTTCTCAAAGGTTTTATGGGCAACAAATACAAAGATCGTACAGAGGTCTCCGGTCCCAACAATGGACCTCTACAATATCAGGTGGTAGAAAAATGCGAAACGCCGGAACCATCACCGTCAACAAACCACACGAACGGCAAAGTGAATTTATTAATAGCGCAGCGAAACGGAAGGTCATAAGGGCTGGACGCCGTGGGGGTAAAACAGTTGGTGTATCAAGATTGGCTATTGACTATTTTCTTGAGGGATTCCGCGTATTGTATGCCACACCTACACAAGAGCAGATTATGACCTTCTGGGCAGAAATAACCAAAGCGTTTTTTGAGCCGGTCAATAACGGCCATATGTACAAAAACGAGTCTATGCATATCCTTGACGATGGTCTGGGACGCATACGAGCAAAAACAGCCTGGAACGCCGATACGCTGCGAGGGGATTTTGCTGACATCCTTATCCTCGATGAATTTCAGCTTATGGAAGAAACGGCGTGGACAGAAGTCGGTGTCCCCATGTTACTTGATAACAATGGCGATGCCGTTTTTATATACACACCACCGTCGAGACTATCACGATCCTCATCCAAAGCTCGAGATCCTCGATATGCTTCTAAACTATTCAAAGAAGCCAAAGCCGACACGACCGGGCGATGGGAAGCCTTCCACTTTACTTCACACGATAACCCGCATATATCGCATGAGGCGCTTGAAGATATTACGCAGGACATGACCGATCTGGCATACCGACAAGAGATATTAGCAGAAGATATTGACGAAATACCGGGGGCGCTGTGGAACCGGAAGTCTATAGACGATACCCGCCTATCTTCCCTTCCTGACAGCACGGAAAAAGACAAGGATTTCCTCACACGTATCGTTGTTGCTATCGATCCCGCAGCGTCATCCGGACCTAATTCAGATGAAACGGGTATCATCGTTGCAGGTCGTGGCAAGGACGGCCACGCCTATGTTTTGGAAGATGCTACAGCGACAAGCGCGCTGCCTGAAATATGGGCTAACAGGGCATTAAACGCATATGATGATTGGCAGGCAAATATCATCGTTGCCGAAGCCAACCAGGGCGGCGATATGATCGAACACACCCTGCGTGTCTATAATTCCGGTATACCATATACAAAGATACACGCCAAACGTGGCAAGGCCTTGCGGGCAGAGCCTGTAAGTGCGTTGTACGAAAAAGGCATGGTGCATCATGTGGGTGTATTCCTGGATTTAGAAGATCAGATGTGCGAATGGGTTCCGGGTATGACGAGTGATAGCCCGGATAGACTCGACGCTCTTGTCTATGCACTCACGGAGCTTAAAGTTGCCAGAGCGCCTATAAAGCGGAAACGACTGGTAGGATTCTGATGGAAAAAGACCGGCAGCCATTTATTAATCAATTAACGCTCTCTGAGGACGATATGCATCTTGGCAAATTTGATACTGAGGGTTTCGCGATATTATCGGACCAAAGTATTGAGCGCATAGCACAACGTGTACGTGCCCTGCGTCTACACCCGGACGATATAGACCAAATAGTTGAAAAGGTATACAAAAAGATTGAGGGATAGACAATGCCAGTAACAGACACACACCCTGATTATGACATATGGAAAGCACGGTGGGAACGTTGCCGTGATGCCGTGGCAGGCAGTGACGACATAAAAGACGCTGGTTCCACATATCTGCCTGTACCGAATGGCCTCGAAGAAACAGACGCAAGATACGTAGCCTATAAGACCAGGGCTAAATGGTTTCCAGCGATAGCACGGACCATAGAAGGTTTGGAAGGTGAAGTTTTCCGCAATGATCCTAGTATAGAGGTTGCGCCGAAAATTGAGGAGACGCTTAATAACGTGACACTGACCGGCATGAGTCAGGAACAATACATGCGTTTAGTATTAAAAGAGCGTCTAACAACGGGTCGGTTTGGGGAACTAATAGAGTTTTCCGATGATTTAGCCCGGACGTTTAGTGTGGGGTACTGCGCTGAAAATATTATTAACTGGCGCATGTCGTCTGATATCGGCAACCAGGAATTACAATTAGTGGTAATGCAAGAGGTGGTTGATAATTCAGATGATATATTTTCCCATGATACGATAATACGTTATCGCGTGTTACTTTTGGTTGATGGTGTTTATACGGTTGAGATACATGAAACGATCACCAGCACAAAGACCAATGGAGCAACCACGCAACTTATTGAGACGAAACAGCCGACAGTTAGGGGCAAGAAACTGGATTTTATACCATTTATATTCTATGGCGTTAGTGAAAATACCGCCGATATTGAAAAACCACCACTGCTTGACCTTGTGGACCTCAATATAGCCGATTGGAGAAATAGCGCCGATCTTGAACACGGTAGACATTTCTGTGGATTGCCGATGCATTATTTGTTCGGCGCACCAGAATATGAGGATGGGCCTATAGCCGTGGGCGCTGGCGAGGTGTTGTTTTCTGTAAACGCGGATGCTAAAGCAGGTATCGTAGAATTTACAGGTCAAGGGTTAGGCGCTCTTGAAAAGGCCCGTGATGAAAATAGACAGGAAATGGCGCTACTCGGTGCCAAATTGCTTGAAGAATCTAAAAAGGTCGGTGAAACGTCTGCTGCTCTGGCACGAAGACAATCAGGTAAGGCGAGCGTACTGCAAAGTATGGTTGAGGTACAGGACCAGGGGCATGAAAGAAGTTTTGAGATAAAGGCAGAGTGGGAAGGTGTTCAGGGTGATGCGCGTGTGAGCCTCAACAAGGATTATGTGGTCACAAAACTGGATGCACAGGAAATTACGGCACTCATGGCAGCCTGGCAAGGTGGTGGTATGTCGAGAGCGTCACTGTTCTGGAATCTACAGCAGGGTGAGCGTTTGCCGCCGGATACAACGTTTGATGACGAAACGGCGGCTATTGCAGAGGAAACGCCTGATTTTGACGATATAGGAGAAGCCGCAGGTGGCTAACATATCTGAAAACTTAGCCGACAACTTCACATTCCGTGACCTACAGCTTAACAGGCTGTCAGAAGGTGAACGGCGTCGTGTCTTTACACTCTTGAACGATGTTCAGCGGTCCTTGTTGCAGCATATAGCCATCGAAGATCCTACAGAACCGATCCGGCAAACATTTAGACAGAAACGCCTTACAAAGCTTATGTCCGCTGTAAACGAAATTTTGCGTGATGGATATGCGGGCATTGCCAAAGACCAGAAGGGTATGCTAAAAGATCTTGCCGTGATGGAATCGGTCAACGCACAGAAAATAGTCAATAGGACTGTGGGTATTGATCTTTTGGGATCATTGCCAACAGCGACAGACCTGCGGGCCTTGGTCGATGACGTTATAATCGAGGGTGCGCCGGTACAGGACTGGTGGAGTCGGCAAGCGGTAGTGACACGCGAGCAATTCAGAGATCAGATGCGTCAGGGATTATTTTTGAATGAAACGAATAGTGACCTTATGCGCCGGGTACGGGGAACCAGGGAGGCTCGTTTTCAGAATGGCATCATGGGCATAACACGAAAAAATGCAGATCGGATTGTTCGAACGTCCACGGCGTCGGTCGCTAATGCTGCGCGTGAAAGTACGTTCAGGGCTAACGACGATGTAATCCGGGGCGTACAGGCGCTTGCCACGCTGGACACACGTACAAGTGATATATGCAAGGCCCGATCCGGTGGTGCGTGGAATCTTAAAACAGGACGCCCGCTGCCACAATCGCCTGTACGCACACGATACCCAGGACCACCACCGTGGCACTGGCGCTGCAGAACGGTATTGATAACGGTATTGAAATCGTTTAATGATCTGGTAGGTGCCAAGGGGAAACGTTTTGACGATGCGCTCGAAAAACTTGGACCGGGTACGCAGACCAGCATGGACGGGCAAGTTGCCGGAGACCTCACATTTGACGGATGGCTAAAGAAACAAACGGTGGCAAGGCAAACAGAAGCTTTGGGACCGGGGCGTCTGAAGTTGTGGCAGGATGGCAAAATCAGTATGACAGACCTGATCGATCAACGCGGTCGGCCGCTAACGTTGGAGCAACTGGAATGACGACCGAATACCCCGCATCATTAGAAATGGGTATATCCCCTGCGGATTCTTGGAATCGGTTATTATCAATGGCACAGGCTGGATATATTCCAGAGAATCATGATATGATATATCAATCTGGCGATAGTCTAATAAAAGAGCTTGAGGTTCAGGGCGTTGATTTCGAGGGTAAAAATGTACTGGACGTGGGATCTGGAAATGGACGGTGGGCGGCGCCGCTTACAGAGAGAAGGATAGAAGGATACACGGGGCTTGAAGCCATACCGCAGTGTGTCAAATTCTGCAACGATCTGTTTAAAACGTTCCCAGAATTCAGTTTTAAGCATTTGGATGTATATAATCCACACTACATATCAGGCAAAAATGAAGCGTGTGAAATCGAATTTCCTGATACTGGAAAATATGATATTGTGATCGCTTCAAGTCTATTTACACATCTTGTCAGCTTTGATGCTGTCGTTAATTATATAGACCAAATGTCTAAAGCTCTGAATTCTCCTACAAGCGATGGCCTGTTATATTCGACATGGTTTTTTTACCCACCGAATAGCCCAACAGGTATAGAAGACCGTGGGCGTAGATCTGTATTCGGCAAATATATGATATTAGACCTATTATGCGCTTATGGTGAAATTCTATATATATGGGATGGTGAAACGACAGACCATAACGACCAAACAAAGATATTACTCAAGGTCAATCTCCTATGATCGAGATAAGAGGCACATCTATAAAGCGTAAAGACGACCGAAAGATTCATAAATGGGATAAATCCGTTCAAGGCAAGATAACGCAACGTTTGACGGGCGTTATTTCCAAGGAAACGCCTACAATATGGGTAAATGATAAGCCCGTGCCGTTCGGCAATATCAGTAATTTCAAGGTGGAGTGGAAACCGTACAAACCACAATTTGAATGGCATAAACAGCATTCAAAGGGCAAGATACACGTCAATTTTAAGATAACGGGAAATGATATTCATGTTGTGCTTGATGACCAGATGCCTATAGGTATTATGATGTGCTTGATCGATAGACAGAATATGCTTCGGACCGGTCGTGTGCATATTAAAGAAGATGGTGGTGTTTTTATGCAGATCGGTATATGGAATGGCACAAAGCGAAATCCTAAAATGAATCCTGTTACGCTCATAATTAATGCTTTTACTATAGGATGGGAAAACATTGGATAAGCCCTTATATGATGTGATAATGCCAACGTACAACCAGACCGATGAAACAAAGCAAGCTATCACGTCATTGTCGGAGATGCGGGAAGTCGATAAGATGCGTTTGATATGGATAGATAACGGGTCTTTACCGGATCATACCAGCGATATTATGGGACATATCTATACCACAGGCATGATGCATTTCATCATATTCAATCCTGAAAATTGGGGTTTCCCCAAGGCTACCAACCTGGGTATAGCTAATTCAGTAGCGCCTTATGTTATTTTCCTTAACAATGACGTTATATTGAGATCCGATGTATTCGATACTATGCGAGAAGCCATTGAAAATACACCTAATTCTATGCTTGCAAGTACTGTTTCCACGTCTGGATGGCAGAGACCCACGCGGCTAGCAAAAAGAGGTTGGATAACAGAAGCACAAGAAGACAACGAGGAATATATGCCTGTAGTAACAACTCCTCGAGTATTGGAGCGAGAAGAACACCCGGCATTTTTCTGCACGATGATCACCCGTGAATGTATACAGAAAATCGGGTACCTGTCTGAGGAAATGGGCGAAGGCTTCGGGGAAGATGACGACTATAACGAACGTATACATGCAGCCGGGTACAAACGGCTCATATGCTTGGATGCTTTCGTAGAGCATAAGCATAGGACAACGTTTAAGGCGCTTTACAGCGATAAAGAGATTGCGGCCATGCAACAGCAGTCAATGGGTGTGCTACGAGCGAAATACGGGGAACGGGTATGGTAGTGGGATATATTAGCCGTGGTATGGCCCCGGTACAATTGGTATATGAAGCTATGGAACAAGCACAGGCCGGACACAATTTGTTTTATCCTATCTGTGGCAAGAAATTAATTGATGCAAAGAATGAAGCGGTTAATAAAGCTCTGGAAGAAAATCAGGCACTCTTACTGATAGAGGATGATATCCGAGTCCCAATTGATTTGTGGCATAAAATCCAATGGGATGGAATAAATGGTGATGGAACAGCAACCATACAGTTTGCAGAAGCGGTTGAACGTTATGGAACGATAAACGTCCGGTACAATAAGCATACTGGCGACTTACTGTGGACAGGGAATGTATTCACCAAAATACCATTGACCATTTTGCAGCGTCTTCCCAAGCCTGTTTTCCAATCGTGGAATTTTGTTCTCTCTGCGGATGGTTCCGAAGTGATCGATAGGGGGCGTTCTGCAAGCGGACATCACAGCGATGCCTTTTTCTGGCAAACGGTACAAAAACTTGACCCGAAGGCTGAAATTGTTAATATTGGACGTGTAGAGCATATTATAACGCCGTTTAACAATGGCAAGGTGACAGAACATCAGAATCCGTATCATATAAAAGCGTTCCCATATACGGGGGCAAAGAAGAAGGCTGGTTGAATGGAAATGAAAGACAGGGATGAAGGTGTAAACTGTGAATTTATGTGAAAGGTTTAATAAATGACAGGCGGGAAGCCTGTGACAATCAAATAACGGAATAAGCAATGACCTGGGGCACCGGGCTTGCATGTTCCCACAATAGAAACGGCTGATAAGAGCTTATCCTCTTACAGCCGTTTTTTTGTGGGGTTTTAAAAATCCACCGGGAAGGTGGTTGCGCGGGAAGCGTAGAAAGGAAATGAAAAAATGGCATTACCACATGAAACAGCCACTCTTGATGGTGTAGATGAAAAATACCATGCGTTGTATACCGAGACAGACGGGAAGTTTGTTCTTGATAGCAATGTCAAAGAGGATACAAGCGGATTGAAGTCGGGAATAGAAAAAGAACGTGCCAGGGCTAATGAAGCTGTGGACAAGCTCAAAGAGTTCGAGGGAGTCGATCTTGATGAGTTCAAGAAATATAAGGACAATGAACAGGCATTAAAAGAAAAGAAGCTCATTGATGCCGGTAAGTTCGAGGATCTGTACGAAGAACGTGCAAAACCTTTAAAAGATCAGGTTTCCACACTGCAACAGGAAAAAGAGAATCTTTCCCGCGAGGTCACGAAATACATGTTGACGGATAAGCTCACCGCTGCCGCTATCGATGCAGGCGCTGAAGAAAAGGCGTTGACGGATATTACGTCCAGAGCATCGAATGTCTGGCAACTACGAGAAGGGAAACCGGTAGCATTGACGCCGGAGGGAATCGCTGTCGGTGGTAAGGATGGTAACCCGATCGATATGGGCGAATGGATGAGCACACTACGAGAAAATGCACCTCATCTGTTTAAATCGTCTTCGGGCGGCGGTGCATCACATGGTAGTGGTACTAATGGCAAGTTGACAACCAATAGTAAGCGGTCTGAAATGTCAATACAAGAGAAGACTGCTTATGTGGAAGAACATGGCAGGGAAGCGTTTTTGAAACTTCCTGAATAGAGAGGGTTAAATCATGGCTGTAGGTACAAAGGCAAATGTACAGATAGAAAACGAATTTGTACATGCTGGATGGACGGAGGTCGTCGCTGGTACTGTGGACGGTTTTAACGGTGCGACCAGTAATACCATTCGTTTTATCACTGAGGATGGCATGGGTGATTATCTGCGAGAAAACTATTTTAGTGAAATCGCAACGCTGATTTCCCATCGCGATCCTACCAGTACGTCAGCGCAGACGGCATCGCCTCTCGCTGAGATTCGTCAGTCGAAAGTACGTGTAACTCGCAAGTTGGATCTCGTCGAAAATACGCTTGATTCGTTTAATCTGATCGGCATGACAGAAAATGAGTTCAACTTTGCCATCGGCACACAGCTTGCAGCAGCGCAGATGCAGGATATGCTTGATACGGCTATTCTCGCTGTGGAAGCGGCTCTTGACGGTCAGGCTTCTCAAGAGCATCCAGACGCTGCGGCCACAATAAGTATTGAGGATCTGGTGACAGGTCTTAGTAAGATGGGCGATGCTGCCAGTCTTATTAGACACTGGATCATGCATTCGAAGGCTGCTCATGACCTGATGAGCGATCATATTACAAATGCCATTGATGGACCTGCCAGTCTGGTTATCCTTAATGGTGATAATGCTGCCCTGGGTCGTAACATATTACAACGCGATGCTGCGGCACTATTCAGAGACAAGACCACGGATGAATATGTCACACTGGGCCTTGTCGAGAATGCAGTCACATGCCAGCTTGCTAAACCGCCTAAAGTTCTTAGTGGTCTCAAAGAGGGCGGAGAGAACATCACCATGTTCTACCAGGCAGAATATGACTTTTTCTTGTCACTCAAGGGTATGACCTGGGATGAGACGAACGGTGGAGCCGCTCCGACTGACGCCACATTGGGTACAAGTACCAATTGGGATCAGATCTCAGCGGATGATAAAAATCTACCTGGCGTTCACATCCGTACACAGTAGGAAGGCACTTTATGACTATTATCATTTATCGGCGTAACGATGACACCACCTTTGTGGATGCATGTAGGGCAGAGGCAGATGTGAAATACCCGGATGCCACGATAAAAGAGGGCAACCCGAAGTATTTCAAAGCCGATGCCTTCGACAAAGCGGATCTCGTTTACGTCAATTCACGATATACGGTCATACGCAATACCTACGTGGCAGCCGGAGCCGCAGTTATCACGGCTCCGGCTGTACCATCACCGCCTGAACCGGAAGAGCCATTCACAGACGACCATGAACAAGAGGCTCTTGAATTACTCGCCTTGGCTGTGAAGGAATTAGAACAGGCTGTGGAGAATTATAGTCATGAGGCGTTGCGTATCGCAAGGGACCGTGAGAAAAAAGGCCGGAAGCGTGTTACTGCTATACGGGCATATGATGAAGCGTTAGGAGAATAATATATGGCTCTATACGGTTCATTAGTCGAGACGGCTTTAGGGGCAACGTCAAATAGTTACGCTTCCGTAGCGGAAGCCGATGACTATCTTGACGGCATACCCACAACATACACGACCAACTGGGATGCAGCAGGGACTACGGCCGAAATAAAAGAAGATCTGCTTATGTGGGCCACGCGGTTGCTCGATACGTGGGTTGACTGGAAGGGTGACAAGGCCACGACAGCACAGCGGCTGCGCTGGCCCAGGACCAATGTGTCAACGCCGGACGGTGAAACGGTCGATGGTGCTACTATACCGCAATTCCTTATAGAAGCCACCACCGAGTTGGCCCGGCAACTGTTGGCAAAAGACCTGACAAAAGAGCCTACACGTGGTATAAGTAGGCTCAAAACGGGTGATGTAGATATAACCTTCGATGTCAATGGGCGACAACGTCGGGTACTGTTGAAATCTGTACAGGCGTATATACACCCGTATGGCACGATTATTGAAGGTACGGCACGCCGTGAAGCTGTGAGGGTGTAACCATGCTGGAAGATGTGATCGATGAAATAAAAGAAGTCGTACAAGAAGTCTTTTCAGGTGATTTACTCGATGAGGGCATATTCAAGGAATTGACATATCATAGTGTGAATACAGCGCAAACGTATGATCCTGAAACGGGCGAATTTTCATGAGCATAAAGACCGATGTTCAAGAGTTGATCCAGGATGTCTTTGTCTGTGATATGGACGGGATCACAAAAAACCTGACGTATCACAGCATAGACGCAACACAAGTCTATGATCCTGAAACAGGGGAATTTACGGGCGTAGCTGCCGGAACACCTGGCGGCCTGCAATTCGATGATGCGGATAATTCACACTGGATAGGTGGTATCTGATGGCAACATCGACAACATCCACCATTAAAGGCAGCATACAGACCAGGAACAACCCCGATGCTGTGAATGGTGCATCCTCAACGGATTCTGTGATACTTGTACCCTTCCTTGAGATGTCGGATAACAGCATCACACCTAAAGAAAACGACTGGATCGTTGATGGATCGGACACATGGCTTATAACGGGTATTAAGGAAGATCCTATCAATGCTATATATGTGTTTAGTGTAAGGCTTTTGTAATGGCAAACAAAACAGGCATGAAATTCGATACATCGAAGATAGAGCGTTTTTTTGTGCGTCTACCCGAAGAATTAGGACGCAAGGAAGGGCCAGCATATGTGAAGCGCGTTATTTTCGAAGCGTTCAACCGTATTGTGAAACGGACACCAGTTGATACGGGACGCGCTCGTGCTGGATGGCAGATAGATCAATCTAAGATCAAAAGCCAAATGATGGCAGAGATCATAAACAATGTACCATATATCGTCTTTCTGGAATTTGGCCGCAGTGGCCAAGCCCCGCAAGGTATGGTACGCATTACGCTTAATGAACTTGTATCCACCGGCCTTGTGTCCAGCGAAGGGGCCACGGCGCTATTTAATGCCGCAAGAACGGCAGGAGCGGTATAATGGCACAGGATGATTTTAAAAATGTACGCATATCGTTCTGGAATCACGTTAAAACTGAATTTCTTGCATTGGGCTATGATGTGACCAGTACGGGAAATATCAAATTTGAGGGTAAGGATTTCGACACAACCAATGTCACCAAATGGTTTGAGCCTCATATCCTCGATACCAATGCTTTTAACACCAGGAAAACCCAACGCAGCGAAACATGGTTTTTCCAGGTCAATTGTTTTATAAAGACCGGGCCAGGACAAGAAGATAGTGTAGAAATTATGCAACTAGTCGGTGATGTTCGGAATGTCTTTGAAAACAAGGGTATTTCTGTCAAAGATTGGGATGCGGTGGGTGATCCGCATGTGGTGTATCTCATTACAAAGCGTATCAACCAAACCCCTATTCAATCAGACAACGACAATCTCATGATGCGTGCCTGTACATTCCAGGGGCGTATCAGAGAATGATTTGTAACCTTTTTTAAAGGAGCCTAATGATGGCTACCAGTACAACTCGGATCTTCGCAGATGGTGTTTACAAAATCGCGGATAATGGTACAGTGAGCGGTATCGATGTGATTACCGTGCCGCTCGACAACGGCGGTCTTGGATTCACCGTAAACACCCCCCAATTAGTCAAGAAAGATCGTGGCACACTTGATCACGTCCGTTCTGGCGAGCAGGAACCACTTGATTGGACGCTTGAAGGCGACCATAAAGGTTTTTATGGCCCTACTGGTACGGCCAATGCAAGTACAAGGGTTTATGAGGCTATGTTCGGTGAATCATCCGCATCCGATTGGGTAAGCGATGAACCGAATAGCGATGTACATGCCTTTATCCAAGATCTTACCAAAACAGATCCGGGCGACGCTTCCACGGAAACCGCAACCATTGTAAGATCATTCACGGAGCAATTTGAATTTGCTGAAGGAGCTGAAGAAGACACGTTCTCCGCTTCTGGACGGGCGATGGTTGTAAAACCCACCATAACCTAAATGTCTCGTACAAAAATATATATTTTTGTACGCTGAACGCGGAGGATAGTATATGAAATTCCTTGAGAAGGATATTACCAGCATTGCCGAAATTGTACCCGTAGATCTTACAACCGATTTTTCTCTACGCATACAACCTCTTGCAGTTACATGGCACCTCGACGTTGCCGCATTGCTTACAGAGCCGATTGCGCCAGACGGCAACAAAGACGATCCCGAATATAAAACAGAAGAGGCGCGGTATAATACCCGCTTTAGCCTTCTGCTTATCATCGACAGCGTTGTCCCAGGGCAGATACAGTTCAAAGCGTCAAAGAAGTCATTGACCTTTGAAGAATATCTCGATGCCTGCGGTCATGAGCTTGCGGATGCGGGCTTTTCAGGTAAACAGATCAAAAAGCTGGTGGACGCCATCCTTGACCTGAACGGTTATGGCGAAACAGTCATGAACGAGGTACAGCCGGATTTTTTCGCCCAGACGGGCAGCTAACGAATCTATTCTTTGAATTTTCGACGTGTGAGCAATTAGGAATAGGTTATCTGTCCAATGGCCCTTGGTGTGAGCGCAATAGATGGGAACGAATACACTGGGTAGGGTATCGTCAAGTAAAAGCGGCCATAGTAGAATATGAAGCCCTTGACGACGATGTAAAAAACGGCATGTCTTTTGCGGACTGGATGAAAACAGATAGTGAGGGTGTCCGTGAGTATGCACAAAATAAAGAGGAATACGCCGGACTTGAGATCTCGCTTGACGAGTGGCTTGACAGCGATGAAGCCGAACGCCGGAAACACAAAAAGATGATAGAGCGTAAGGCGCGTATCGAGGAACGTTTAAAGAATAAGGCAAGCTAATGGCAACTATAACAGAGGCCATCAAAGTACAAATGGTCTTGCAGTCGAGAGATTTTGAAAACAAGCTAAAAAAGAGCGGCGCGAGTGTTGATAAATTCAACCGAACGGCGACTTCTGCCACTGCATCACTAAAACGATTCGGTGGTGGTTTTCTTGCTCTTGCGGGTATCGGGGGGGCGATTGGTGCTATAGCGAAAGTCACAAGGTCGTTTGCCAATTTTGAAACTCGCATGGCAGAAGTATCGACGATTGTCGATACTGCTAATATAAATGTTGAAGGTTTGTCTGAGAGCGTATTGAATTTAAGTCGGACAGTTCCACAAACTGCGGATGATTTGGGCGCTGGTCTTTATCAGGTTTTTTCCTCTGGTGTAACGGATGCAAACGAGGCTATGAGTGTCCTTAATGTTTCTGCTCGTGCCGCCACTGCTGGACTGTCTACTACTGCGGTAGCGGTGGACGCTACGACAACAGTCTTGAATGCTTATCGATTATCTGCATCGCAAGCTATGAATATCAATGATGTCTTTTTTGAGACGGTCAAACAGGGTAAAATCACATATGATCAATTAGCCGGAAGTATCGGGCAGGTGGCAAATACAGCGTCGTTAGCAGGTGTGACGATAGAAGAAATTGCGGCCTCAGTAGCGACCATGACAAAATCAGGTATAAGTGCCGATGAAACTATGACGGCGCTTAATAACTTGATGCTTAAGATCATATCCCCTACCAAAGAAGCAAGCAACGCAGCTAAGAAGTTGGGCATTGACCTATCTTCCGCTGGTATACGATCTAAAGGGTTTGCTGGTTTCCTTGCTGAATTGAATGAAAAAGCCGGAGATAACATTGATTTACTCACGCAGATCGTTCCTGATATACGGTCCTTCCGTGCAGCGTCTGTTATAGCGGGTACAGGTGCGGCAGAATTCGCAAAACAATTAGGAAACATGAATAATGCCTCTGGCAATGTCAATGAAGCATTCGATAAGATGAACGGTACAATGAACAATCAGTTTCAGTTATTAAAAAACAACCTCAACGCCACATTTATTGAACTTGGAAAGACAATTCTACCAGGAGTTGTGTTAGGGATGAGGACATTAAATACATGGTTGTTGATCAACAAACAAAATGTAAGTGCAATAGCCAAGGTGTTTACCGGCGTGGGCAGAATTATCGGATCGCAAATCAAAACATGGATTTTGAATTTTGTTATTTTGAAAGATTTCGTCAAAGAATTTATTGATGGTGTTATGGCTCTTGATTTTGATATCGTTGCCGCCTCGTTTACAAAAGCCAAGAAAAAAATGGATAAAACTCAAAAAGATTTATTTGGCAACATAAAAAAAGGTATTGATGAAATAGCCACGGGATTTGAGGAATTCGATGTCTCCACATTCCTCAACGTATTTGGCCCTGTTCAAGTAGCTGTGTCCGATTTAGTAATAGACACAGACGAATTCAATCAATCTCTTGCCGATGCACAGAAAGAAGCAAGGGGAATAAAACAACCATTGCTTGAGTTGCCTGCGGCAATAGACGATATGAGCAATTCCCTTGCCGGTTCTCATAGTATTATGTCTGCGTTTAAGGAGCAGATTCCTACAGCGAAAAACTTTGTTGGGAGTTTGACCCAGGAAGTTTCAGGACTTGTAACAGAATTACTATTGATGCAAAAAACGTTTAAAGATTTTGTTAAGGATTTGGGGCTTTTGGTGGGGAATAAAGCTGTGGGCGCTTTGGTAGGCGCTGGTGTAGGTGCTGCCATTGGGTCTATCGTTCCCGGTGTTGGAACTGCGTTAGGAGCAGGTATCGGTTTTGCCGGTGGTCTTTTCAAATCAGGCAGCGCCGGACGCATACAGAACGGTCCTATACCTATGGCACGATCCGGTATGGAGATCGGGAATATAGGCAGCAGAACGAAGATGATAGGCGTACACTCAAATGAGGGTGTGGCGAATGCATCCTTTATGGACAGCTTTGAGCGCCGGTTTGGTCGTGGTGCGTTCGCAGCGGCCAATATCACGGGGCAAGCGCCTGGTGGTGACACGTTCAATTTTCACTTTGGACCTGGGACCAGTGCAACAGATCAAACAGCCATGGAGAAAATGGTTGTAGACGCAGTACAAAGCGCAAAACGGAGGCTCAAGCTATGAGCGTGATTCTCACTAACGGCGCAACAAACGTTATCATGCGTGCCTCTGACTTCCAGGTGATAAAAGTACCACCGTGGAAAACGCCGTCAAGGATTATAAACAACTCTGTGGGCCTACCACGTTCCTATAAAATATCAGATGGCCGCGACCCTCGCATATTAACTGCTGTGGTCTCTCTTGAACGTACAGATCGATCAACCACCGTGCAAGGATTAGACAGTCTCGTCTCTTTCTTCGAAGGTACAGACCATACGGGCGTCAATGGTGATTTGAATACGTTTATGTTGACCGATGCCGATGGTGACAGCTATCAAGTGCGTTTTGCCGACGATTTTAGTGGTGGTCTTACGGAAGGTCCGGTAAATCAATACAATGGCACTATCCAGCTAATAAATGAACATACACTGCCAAGTGATGAGGCCACGGCGGTACGTGGCTGGTGGGCAGCTTATGACGTGGATAATAACGGCGGTGACTTGTCGGCCTGGACACATGATGATGCAGTAGGTGATGCAGCCACTGAATGGGAAGATAAGTCGGGTAATGATCATGATGGTACACAATCGAGTGCTACTTTTAGACCATTGTTTAAGTCTACGTCATCACTTATCAATAATCGTCCAGCGCTTGACTTTGATGGAACAAATGACCGACTTGATATAGGCGGTGACTTCGACGGATGGGTTGATTTACAAGCGGATCAGCCTTTTACTTGTTACATGGTTATAGACCCAGACACGTTTACTACATCTAAAAATACCGTGCTTGGCTTTGGTACTGGCGGCGCGGATCTGCTTACTTTCGGTGTTTGGGATGATGGCGGTGGTGTACCACAACAAGATTATATAGCTGTTATTGATGATGGGATAACATCAAAGACAGTCGAAACTAATGCTGACTTAGCAACGACTAACCCGGCTATTCTGTCATTTATATGCACTGGAACGGCGTTGGATATCTACCTTGACGGTGTTATAAAAGCTACGGCAGGTGATTTTAACACGGGAACGCTGGACGTAGCGGACCCGGCCAGAATTGGTGCAGTCAATCTATCGGGGGTACTTTCGCAATTCTTTGATGGTCGTATCGGTGAATTGATATTTTTTGATGCGTTACATACTGATTTACAGCGTAGGCGGCAAGAATTTAGGTTGTCTGATATGTGGGGTATTGATTTAGCCGGATGAAAACTTTAAGTGCAGCTAACCAAGCAAATATAAACAATAGGGTGCAGGCGCCCGTTATAAAGATTGATCTTGCGAATCAATCTAAAAAATGGTCGTATGGTGTAGCAACCGGATATGATCCCATAGTCTCATCAATATCCGTTATCTCACATACTATCGATTCTTATGGTGGCCTCGGTGAATATGCAAGTTTTTCCTTTTCTATACAGAAAGAACCAACGCAAATTATACAGACGGATAATCTTGATAATGAGCCTGTAACAGTAAATATAGCATATGGGACCGATCCTGATATACCGATTATTGCAGGTGTTATTGATGATTGGAAATATAGCAAAGACGAATTAACGATAAAATGTATCTCAAAACTGGTATTAAAGGGCACTAAATTACCCATACAACAAATCAACGCCACAAATTATTCCACGTTTAATATTCCAGATGGGCAAATAGGAAAATGGGTGCCTTTTACGATAGGAACACCATACAGACCCATAGGATTACAAGGAGCTTTCGGTGCTAATGCATCAGCGAAGTACATATTTAATGCACCGGTCACCGGGCATATCGCTATTGGTGTGTTTCCTGGCGTTTTTTCACGTTTTTATTTATGGAATGATTCAGCAAAACGATGGCTTGAAGAAACGAACAGTACTGGAGTTGAAGGTGGTGATCTTACCGCTGGATATATAGGTGTAAGAACCGATGCACAGGCGTGGACAAAAAATGTACAACCGCTTGATGCGGCTTGGGCATTGGGTGGAGCTTCTACCGGTGGATCGGATTCAGACCCAGAAAAGGCTATAAATGGGTCTACGTCTGATTTTGCCTTGCTTGACAATCCAGCGCCGGATGCGACAACAACGGGGGGTAACTGGACGGGGACTATCCCCGATCTGTCTTTCGGTTCCGGGCATCAAATTTCTACTATCTATTTCAAAGGGAAAGTGCAAAAAGAACAAGCACTAAACCACGGGACACGTACTGGTGAAGTTTTCCGTTTTGGTATCGAAGTGGTGCCCGGAACCGCACCGGATCTCGACCAGAAGAAAGCCATATTAGTGGATACAGAAACGGCATTTAATAATGTCGATGGAGCAGATAATGATACGGATTTGGCGCTTATCACCTTGAACTATTCTGATGTCTTAGGTGATGAGTTAGGTGGTAATAGCGTAACTTTCCCCATAGAAAAGCTGGCTAATCTAATACTCTTTATTGAATGTCTTGAGGAAGATCAGGCGGGTGCTGGCGATGAAAGTGATTTTTTCCGTATTTATGAAGCTGGACTAAACCTGTTATGCAATGTTGCTGTATTCCAGTACAAACAGGTTTCCGGTGAATTGTCAGGATATGACGATGACGGATCAGGGACATACACCGGATCGGCAAATAGTCTAATAGAAACACCGTCCGATGTGATCCATTTTATACTTGGTGAAGTTTTCGGTATTGCTGGATTTGATACTACATCGATATCAACAGCAAGGATCGCTTTTGGCACATATATAATCTCTGGGCAGATATTAAACTTGACCTCCGGGGAAGAATCTATCTTTGACATAATGTCTAACAGTCGAATGTCAGCATGGATAGACTATGAGGGCAATTGGAAAGTAAAATACTGGGATCTGCCAGGTGCTACGCCAGATAAAACGTTTTCACAAGAAAATGTTGATTTTGCAGATGAAGAAATTGAATTTGTCGGACAGTCTACATCTGAAAATGTATTTAACCAATTTGAATTGTTGTATGGATGGAACGAGGCAGAGGGACGATTTAATGATGTTCTGATCCTTAATGAATCAACAGCCGGGGCAATCGGCACGTGGCTAACGGATAGTCAGGCTGATTATAATATTACCCGCAAAATGACAGTTGAGGCCAGGTGGATCAATGATGCCAACACAGCAACTTCTTTCGGCAATTACCTTATTTATCGCTATGCGGATAGAAAACGAATAGTACGCTTTAAAACGGCTTTTAATGGTTTTGAAATGGAACTACTTGATAGGGTGAAACTGAATCATCAGGAGATGACGGACACGGATGAATCCGGCGGTGGTGACCATGTTTACGAGATATACAGTGTAGAAACCGATATTATAAATGGTGTTATAACTTTTGAAGCTATGCAAGCGGATACGTCACATGCCGCTTTGACCGATCCTACCTAAAGGATGTGATTTTCTATGGCAAATGCCAATGTTAAGAATTTTGCAGGTTTATCTAAGTTTCTAAAATCTTCTGGTGCCGGTTCTGACGCAGATCCATTTATTATCGAGCATCTTGATACTAATAGTGCCGCAATAAAAACCGCGCTTGAGCTTATTGACGATACGGTATACACCGATGATACAAGCACCCATGCCACTGGTACATCAAAAGGTATCGGGATTATGGCAGCGGCAACGCCGACAGATGGTAGCGTCGAGGCAAACGATATAGGCATGGTCGGCATGTCGCTCGATCGTCGCTTATATGTAGACGCTCAGATTGTGGGTACAGATGCCGCGCTTGACGTGTCAGGTGCAACGGTGACGGTTGATGGCTCTGGAGTGACTCAACCCGTCTCTGGAACGGTGACGGCCAATCTCAGTGCTACCGACAATGCGGTTTTGGATACGATAGATGCCGTTCTCGATACAATATTTACGGAGTTACAAGGCAAAGCCGATTTAGGTGAGACGCAGCCTGTTTCTCTGGCATCCGTCCCATCACACGCGGTTACCAATGCAGGCACGTTTGCGGTACAAGCTGATTCTGTTATTCCTGGTACTGGTGCTACTAATTTAGGCAAAGCCATTGACACCGCTGCGGGTGCGACAGATACGGGCATTGCTCCCCTGGCTATACGTGACGATAGCTTGAGCGCATTGACGCCTATTGAAGGTGATTATGTCCCGTTGCGTGTGAATAGCACAGGTGCATTGCACGTCACCGGTTCAAGCGGTGTGACTGAATTTGCCGAAGATACAGCTCATAATACTGGTGATGCAGGCATACAGATGCTTGTAGTACGTAATGACGCGGGCGGTGCTTTAGCCGGTACGACAGGCGACTATACACCATTACAGGTTGATAGCGTTGGTGCATTACGCGTTACAGGTGGTGGTGGTGGTACGGAATACAATGAGGACGTAGCTACACCGGCAACCATCGTTGGTACAGCTACGTTAATTGAGCGTGATGACGCCTTGACGACTGTCACACCTATAGAGGGTGATTGGATAGGTTTACGCGGAACGGCTGAAGGCGCATTGTGGACGCAGGATTTTAATAGTGATGCGCTATTGACTGAGTTACAGGGTAAAGCGGACCTGGGCGAAACACAACCCGTTTCTCTAGCATCTGTGCCATCACACGCGGTTACCAACGCGGGGACTTTTGCCGTTCAAGAGGATGGTGCGGCATTGACAGCTTTACAGCTTATCGATGACGCCGTTTTTACCGATGACACGACAACACACACGGCTACTACGACAAAAGGACTTGGCATTGGTGTTGTTGCCGTCCCGACTGATACCACTGTAGAAGCTAATGATATCGCAATGCCAGGAATGTCAACGGATAGGCGCTTGTGGACCGATACCCAAATTGTCGGTCAAGATGCCGCGCTGGATGTATCGGCGGCTACGTTGACGGTAAACTCTCACGCTGTCACCAATGCGGGGACTTTTGCGGTGCAGGTGGATGGTGCGGCGCTCACAGCATTGCAGCTTATTGACAATAGTATAGCGACCCATGATGCCACTGCCGCAGGTAGTATCACACAATTAGGTTTAGAAGGTCGGAACACGGAACCAACGGCAGTAGGTACAACAGGTGATGGCACAAGAGCTTTAGCCTCGATGCTTGGCAAACAGGTTATAGTACCATATGCTATCCCCGCATCTACATGGTCATACGCTGGCCCTGCCAGTGGTATTACAGATACGACAAATGATGTTTTAAAAGCTGCGGGTGCTGCGGGTGTTAGAAATTATGTGACCAGTGTCCAGGTCATCAATGCCCATGCTACAGTGGACACAGAAGTTGTCATCAAAGATGGATCTACAGTAATCCATAGGGGTTGGGCGGGTGCTGATGGTGGTGGTTATGCTGCAAAGTTTGATCCACCATTGCGAGGAACGGCAGCAACAGCAATGAATGTGGCAGCTATAACAACGGGTACAGCAACCCATGTTTCTGCACAAGGATATCAGGCGGCGGAATAATGGTCAATCTATTACCTTTACTTGGTGTACGGGGTAAACCTGCGGCGGCTGGCGCTGCGCCTACCATTGTCCGTCTATATGTCAATGCCGGTGGTGCATCCCCTTCAAACAGTACGCTCGATGTAGAATGGGATCAGGAGATATTTACAAGCACGACATTTACGGCTGGTGTAACGCTGGAAGCCAGAGAGCCGGGAGGTACGTGGACCACCATAACGACATATACAGGTGCTAAACTTACCGGTGCGGATGTCGATAAAATAAGATATACCATGACGGGCACGGTGGATACGTTTCAAGGTTCACATGAGGTCCGGTTTTCGTATGTAGAATCCTCTGGCGGCCTGGAATCCTCTGGCGGCGATCCAGTTACCGATATCACCAATTTTGCTACACTGACCAACAGCGCGTCTATAGACATTATAGATGCTCTTGACTCGTACTGGGACTTAGAAGACGTTAACGATGCCGTGGGCGCTAATAACTGGACTAATAACAATACTGCAACGTTCATAGCGAGTAAGGTGGGCAATGGCGTTGACATGAATGACAACAGCAACCAATATTTAAGTATGGCAAATGTGGCCGCTTTAAACCCTGGTGGCGATCTTGATTTTACCATAGGTGGGTGGTTCAGATGGGACGAGACAGAAGGTGACTTTTTATTTGGCAACTGGTCTACAGGCGGAACGGCTGATAAGGGTTGGCATTTTTGGAAGACGACCGGCGGTGCGCCCCGGTTTGCCTTTTCAGATGATGGGTCTAACGCTACCAATGTGCAGGGATCAACGGTTACGGCTGGTGTATGGTATCACCTTGTGGCTACGCGCATAGCCTCAACAAATGTCATAGAATTATGGCAGGACAATGTTTCACAAGATACGGATAGTACTTTTGCCAGCTTGCATACTGGGACACAGGATATCCAAATATCTGGATACATGGGCACAAATCAGGATACGGATGGTGGAGCCGATGAGTGTTTTATCGCAATAGGGAAAACATGGTCAGACGCTGAAATTGGCGATCACTACAATGGCGGTTCCGGCAAAAGTTATCCCTTTATCCCGACATAGGATATATCATGTTACAGAGGAAAAAAGAGCAGGATGCCATCGATAGGGTTAAAACAATGGCAGATCCCACATTGTCACGTGGCAAGTATGTCCAAGAGTTAGAAAAAACTGTAACCCATAGGGGATCGACGCTTATTGAAAGTGTCAATGAATTTTTCTCGCCAACCGGTACATCGGGATGGACGAAAACGGTTCAATGGGTAGATGGGGCAGAGGAAAAAAGTTATAGTGAAGGCACGGATAAAAGACCCTGGTATGACAAAACACTTATTGTAGAAGAACAGGCACCCTAAAAACAAGGTTAATGTCATGGCTACATCAGAGGAACTATTACAACAGATAGAGGCAAAAATAGCACAGATCGACCAGAGTACCATTGATCAGTCGATACAGATTAATGGTCTTGATGAAGCAAACGAGGCCCATGCGTTATTGGTTAATGAACTTGAGGCATTAATCGTTCTGTACAAAGATAGTCTGACCGATCCACCACCACCGCCCCCCCCCCCCCCCCCCCCCCCCACAACCCCCCCCCCCCCCCCCCCCCCCCCCGGTGTAACACCAGGACCGCGCTTTATAGGGCAGAATTTCTACACATCGCTTGACGTGGCGTCCGTAGGTGTACAAAACGATTGTTGGAGTATGAACGGTTACGCCGTCAAATCTATCAACGGCGATACAGAGGCACAATTTATAGCTTATACTGATGCACAAATACAACAGGCATTAGACGACTATCTTGCCGCCCATCCTACGCTTGATCCGTTAACAACCGATTGGGTTTTAGTAGACGCTGAACATCCGCGCAATATGAGATGGATGGGCAACCTATTCGATCCTTTGCACACACAACACGATCCAGCGCAATTTGATGCTCTGGTTGATGGTTTTTTAAGACGTGGCAATATTGCCCGTGCCAAGTTCCCGAACGCTAAATTGATGTGGTGGGCACCAGTTGTCCAGGGAAAAGGTCTTGCGGGTGCGTCCGATCATCAAACGTCTATGCTTGGATATCGGGAGATGGGCAATCGTGGTGTTTTCGATATGATGGATTATATCCTGCCCGTTATGTATACCCGATTTGGTGCATCGGAACCTAATTTCAGCACCTTGCCGGCATATACGCAGCTTGCCATCGATGAAGCGGCTACTATTCTAAAATCAGACGGCACGGCTTTACCACCATTCCCTATTATGACTTTCCATATTTTTAACAGCGGATCAAGCGCACACTTGACTGAGGTTTTGGTATCAACGCTTCAGACGCAGATTGACATTGTTAAAACAAATAATATCCCTGTGTATAGTTTCTGGTGGTCAAGTGATACGCATACACCTACGCCCATTATGACTTACTTTCAGAATCTTGTATTTTAGAGAAAATTATGACTATTGAAATAAGTATAGCTATCGCTGTTGTTATGGCTCTTGGTGGAGTTATGGCTTTCTTATATAAGATAATCGATAAAAAAGCGGATAAAGATGATGTCGAAATGCTCAATAGAAATAATTTAGCGTTATTAAATACCAAATTGGATGGCATAGTCACTATTTTTAACGATAAATTTGATAATATCGCAACGGCTATTTCTAAGTTGGAGTTAGCGCATCAAAGGCATAGTGACAAAGTTGCAACGGCATTAGGTAAAGCAAATCAGGCATTAGAAGAACAAAAGATGTCAGAAAAAGATTTAGACTATGTTAGGTCCGAAATGGTACAAACGGTTGAACAGATAAGAGAAAATTGTAAAAGTCACTGTGTGGAATTGACTAAACAATTCCACAGGAAATCCACTGGGTCATGAATTTTAAAAAAACGATTGTTCGATTTTTAGATACCAAGATAGCCAGCGCAGCCAGTTGGGGCGGCTGCGCTGGTGTGGCTACCTATGCGGGGCAGGCTGTTACAGGTACTGAAGATCCTCTTGTTACTGCGGGGGTTGCTGTTTTTGTCGCTGTTTTAAGGCTCGTCTTTTTGATACGTAAACGTTAAAAAAACAAACCAAACATTAACATATTCACAATGATTGACGTAATGACTATGGTGATTATACAAGTCGTTACGGGATATTTAGCAGAAAAGGGTAAGTTCTGCCATGTTGTTTCGCTGACATAACTTTCACAATGCAAGCATTGTTTTGACATCTTTATCCTCCTATTCTTTATCCTCTTCTATTTCTGCATCTTCCCTGAATACCAATACTTTAATGGCTGTCGTTTTCCCGTCTTGTCTTCTAAGCGTTCCTTCCACGGTGCAACGCTTTAAAAAATTTACGGCTGTTACTTCCGTCTCGAACGCCAACATTGCCCCTTGCATATCTACAGGCCAGTAGGGATCAAAGGTTATTTCCGGTGCTTTCTTTTTATTTGCCATGATGTTTCTCCTTTTGATGTGTTTTACCTTGTTTCCTCAATCAACCCGTTTTAATACCACAACGGTTTCGTCGTCAATACGAAAGAAACCATAGTACGGATCTGATCCAGCACCCTCATTCATTGCGTCCGAAATCGTTTTCATACGTTCTTTAGTCACTTCTATGTAGATAATATCATCTTCTGGAAAAAATCCTACTGGCAACGCTGGCTTTGGCTCAATAACAACGGGTTCTGCTTCAATGCTTGCTGGATTGTCACCACACGATAAAAACAAAAATACAATGGCTAATATCAGCACTGTAACTGTCGTTCTGTCGTCTATTTTAGTGATCAAGCGTTTCATCGTCTACCTCCATTCGTAGTTGGTCTTGCAATTCATCGCGCTTACTTGTTAGCCTATCGGAAATGCCCGTAGCCTTTCGTTGATTCAATCCTGGGTCGCTGGCATTTTCCACATCGAAAATGGCTAAGATGCCTTGATATAAGTTGTCTAAATAGCTCTTTATCTCTGCCTGTGCTTCTTGTGTGTCCTCATCACCGTGTTTAGCCTTCCTGATGGTTTCGCATATGTTCTGGATTTCATCCATTAGAATATTAACTTCCTTGCGAAACGCCTGTCCTTCTTCCGTCTCGCACCAGAACGGTGTTTCTTTATCAGGGATGATATCTTCTAATGTTTCCTCTTCTGGCCGCTGCTCATCTTCTTTCGTCTCAACCAGAGGGGAAGTCTCAGCGATAATCTCCCCTTCTTCGTCGACCTCTAATGTAAATATTCCAGCTAAAACATCGGCAAATTTTACCCGGAATGCTGCGGAGATGGCTCGCCATTGACGCATAATTTTGGGCTGTTTTTTCCAGTTGTCTTTACCGTCGATACCCATATTCTTTGCATCTTCCATAGAAAAACTGGCAGAAAACGGTGAATGACCACGGCGTAACACTGAAACGGTGCATTTATTACCGTCATCTTCTATCTTATAGTTCTGAAGCTGACCTGACTGTTGAGCAAGGGCGATCATAAGCTGTGGAGACACCGTTGGCTTGCCCTGTATGACGTTTATATTATTAAAGGCTACCATTGGACCAATCCCAAGTTCACGGCCTGTTAAGATAATAGCTACCGCTCCTTCTGGAGTCTTAATGTGTGGTGGCAGCAACCCGGATTTAACGAGTGTCGTTCCAAGATACAGCAGTTTGTCCATTTCCCCTACTATGGAAAGCACATCATTTGAATGTGATAGTCCTGTGTTTACTGGTGCAAGCTCTGTAGACATTGCGTTTCTCCTATACGAAATATATGTACGATTGACAAGTGTATTATTGCCCGTTGATTAGTGTACGGGTATCATGTTGCGTTGTATCGTGTCCTCATATGCTTGACGGTCCAGCGTGCAATGCTGTTCTACTGTAGCCGTTTTTGAGCCGATAATAACACAGGTTGATAATCCGTCCGCCTCCCGAAAATAAACATCGGCTCTTTGCTTATAACCAGCGTCTATGAGCATGTTAATGGCATTTAGTTTATCTTCTTCTGTCTCGAATGTTATGGTAAGCATTGTTTTATCCTTTCGTTATCATATCGGGTGCGTTGTCGGCGTCTTTTACATATTGTTTCAATACGCCGATGGCCCAATTTTTATGAGGATCACGCCAGGAGGCAAAATCGTTCCAACACCACTCTTGTTTGCGACCAACAAATGCCGCAGTCTTTTGACGAGGTATGGTATCAGCTTCTCTCCATAATAGTTCGGAAAGAAGGCTATGACTATCCCATGAGACCGTGATATTTTCCAAGGCGGCACCGCTTAGATAGGCAGAGCTGAGATTGGCATAGCTTAGATAGGCACCGCTTAGATCGGCAGAGTAGAGATTGGCACCGCTGAGATTGGCTCTGCTGAGATTGGCACCGCTGAGATTGGCATGGCGGAGATCGGCATGTCTGAGATTGGCATAGCTGAGATCGGCACCGCTGAGATTGGCACAGCTTAGATAGGCATGGCTGA